ACAAGCCAAGCTATATCAGGATATCTAATAAAATTAAATTATTACCCAATGCGGCTTACTAATGCTGAATTACAAGCATTTACCAAATAGTGAAGATTTTGCATACATTTTGTCAATTAACAGCACACTAATTTTTTTTAACAATTATTGCTATACCGAACACTAAGTAATACAATTATCGTACTGGTGCGAACCATCAGGACTCCTCGGAGTAAACCATGTCAGAAGAAGTAAGTTCAGCGGAAGTACCCGCGCCGGAATTGGAAGCTACGGTAGCCCCAATCTCTGAAGTACAAACGCCGGAAGTGCCAGAGGTAGTTGAGCCAAAGACTTTTACCCAAGAGGAATTGGACGCTGCAATTGGTAAAAGGCTCGCAAGAGAGCAACGAAAGTGGGAAAGAGAGCAGTCACAACGTAGTCAGCCTCCGGCTGCACCTGTTGCGCCTCCCTCTGCTGACCAATTCGGAAGTGTTGAAGAGTATGCGGATGCACTAGCTACTCAGAAAGCACACGAATTAGTTTCCAGACAACGGGAGCAACAAGAGCAGTCGACAATTATTGAGGCTTACCACGATAAGGAAGAGGAAGTTCGCGGCAAGTATGATGACTTTGAACAAGTCGCTTACAACCCAAACCTTCCGATTACGACGGTGATGGCTCAGACGATCCAAGCCTCTGATATTGGCCCCGAAGTGGCATACCACTTAGGTTCCAACCCAAAAGAAGCCGAACGTATCTCGCGCTTGACGCCCATCATGCAAGCCAAAGAGATCGGTAAACTTGAAGCCAAATTGATGGCTGATCCACCGGTCAAACGCACTACTAACGCGCCAGCACCTATTTCACCTGTTTCAGGCAAAGGCTCAAGCAGTCCGACGTATGACACAACCGACCCACGCTCTGTGAAGTCGATGTCTACCTCAGAATGGATTGAAGCCGAACGTCAGCGCCAAGTGAAAAAGTGGGAAGCCAAAAACCGCTAACTTATTTTTAGGAAATTATCATGGCAAACTCGATTCTTACAATCGACATGATTACCCGTAAATCTCTCGAAATTCTTGAGAACAATCTGGTACTCAGTCGTAACGTCAACCGTCAGTATGACGATTCTTTCGCCATCGAAGGCGCAAAGATTGGCTCAACCCTCCGTATCCGTTTACCTGACCGCGCTTTGGTCACCGACGGCGCCGCCCTGCAAGTTCAGGACGACAATGAGCAATTCACAACTTTGACTGTTTCAAGCCAAAAGCATATCGGCGTGAACTTCACCTCTGCTGAATTGACCATGCAGTTAGATGACTTTGCAGAACGCGTTCTCAAGCCTCGCGTAAGCCAGTTGGCTTCTAGCGTTGATGCAGACGTTGCTTCTGTGTTTAAGAATATCTATAACTCAGTCGGCACCCCAGGCACCGTTCCCGCAACTTCTTTGGTTCTGCTCCAAGCTAACCAGAAACTTAACGAGTTTGCAACGCCTATGGATCAGCGTTACGCAACGGTTAACCCCGCTGCCAACGCCGGTCTGGTTGAAGGCATGAAAGGTCTGTTTAACCCAACTAGCACCATCAGCAAGCAGTTCAAGAGCGGCATGATGGGCGAAGGCATTTTGGGCTTAGATGAGATGAACATGAGCCAATCCATTGGTGTTCACACTACTGGCGTAACTCCAACTCTGCCAATCGTTGCCACTACCGTTGCTTCTCAAGGTGCTACTTCCTTGGCAATCAGCTTTTCAAGCGGCTCACCCACGTTCAAGATTGGTGACGTGTTCACAATCGGCGGCGTGTTTGCAGTCAACCCACAAACCCGTCAATCAACCGGTTCGTTGCAACAGTTTGTTGTGACTGCTGACGTTACTGTTTCGTCAAGCACCACAGCAACCCTGACTGTTCAGCCTCCAATCTATACGCCTGATCACGCTTTGGCTACTGTTAATTCGTTCCCAGCCGCTAACGCCGTGTTGACCTTTTTGGGTGGTTCAGCCACAGGTTACCCACAAAACTTGATCTATCACAAAGATGCAATTTCACTTGCAACTGCTGACTTGATCTTGCCAACGGGTGTTGACATGGCTTCACGCCAAGTGCATAACGGTATTTCGTTGCGTATCGTGCGTCAGTACGATATTAACAACGACCGTTTGCCTTGCCGTATTGACGTGCTGTACGGTTTTGCAGCGATTCGTCCGGTCACCGCCGTTCGACTCTGGGGCTAAACAAATGGGGGCGTATGCCCCCGTTTCTAATCTTTTTTAAGGAAATCTATTATGGCACTCCCTAATGGCGCAAATGGCTATCAAGTCGGTGATGGCAATCTTGGCGAAGTTGTTCTTGGAACTCAACAAGCACCAGTCGCTAAAACAGCAGCAGCTACTTTAACCGCTGCTGAATTGGCAAACGGCATCATCACCTATACCGGTGCAGCCGCTGCTTTGACAGTACCGCTAGGCACTGATATCGACGCAGCTTTCTCAAGCATGAAAGTCAATAGCTGTTTTGACTTTTACATCATTAACATTGGTGGCACAAACGCCGCTACTGTTACTGCTAACACCGGTTGTACTTTGGTTGGTGTTGCTGCTGTTTCTGCTAACTCATCTTGCCAATGGCGTGTTCGCAAGTCTGGTGAAGCAACGTATGTGTTTAACCGCGTCGCAGGTTAACGCGTAGAGGGGCGGGCGATCCTCGCCCCTCGCTTTGAGGTCATTATGCACATTTACTTAAAGCACCCGCAGCACGGTCATAAAGTCGCCACTTCTGATAAAGAAGCGGAATATGATGAACAAAGCGGCTGGACACGATATACTTTGGATACGCCTGTAGAGGTGGAGCCTGTCAACGAGCTAAAACGTCGTCGTAAAACTTCGGACTAACTATGGCAACTTACACAGCGGGCGACCAAATCAATGGGGCTTTAAAGCTACTTGGCGTACTCGCTGAAAGCGAAACGCCTTCTGCCGCTACCGCGCAAGACGCGTTGGTGACTTTAAACCAAATGATTGACTCATGGTCAACCGAGCGTTTATCGACGTTCAATACGGTTGATCAGACGTTTACATGGCCGGTAGACCTTATTACCCGCACACTTGGCCCCACGGGTGACTTTGTAGGCGCGCGCCCTGTTCTGTTGGATGACGCCACCTACTTCCGTGATCCTAGCACCAACGTGTCGTTTGGTATCAAGATGATCAATCAGCAGCAATACAACGGTATTGCTGTGAAGACGGTGACCTCTACCTACCCTCAGGTAATGTTCACCAACATGACGTTCCCTGATATTACTATGACCGTTTACCCAAAGCCCACACGGCCTTTGGAATGGCATTTTATTTCGGCGCAAGTGCTTGACCAACCGGCAACGCTTGCAACAGAGCTTTACTTCCCACCTGGCTACATGAGAGCGTTTCGCTACAATTTGGCTTGCGAACTTGCACCTGAGTTTGGTGTCGAGCCGTCGCAGCAAGTGTCGCGCATTGCGATGACATCTAAGCGCAATTTGAAACGCATCAACAACCCTGACGACATTATGTCGGTGCCTTACGCTCTGGTATCTAACCGCCAGCGCTTTAACATCTACTCCGGTAATTATTAAGGACTAACCATGCCAAACGTAGCCATTACTGCGCTGCCCGTTGCAACCTCTGCTATTACGACAGACGTATTGCCTATTGTGCAGGGTGGCGTTACCAAACAGGTCACCAACGCGCTTTTGTTTACTAGCCCTACCCTTGTGACCCCTGCGCTAGGTACGCCCGCCTCGGGCGTCCTGACCAACTGTACCGGACTGCCTGTTGCTACAGGCGTAGCTGGGCTAGGCGCAAGCGTAGCGGCTTTTCTTGCTACACCATCAAGCGCAAATCTACGCACTGCGTTGACAGATGAAACAGGCACAGGCTCGGCGGTGTTTGCAACTTCACCTACCATTGCTTCACCCACGTTGACCGCCCCTGCGTTGGGTACGGTTGCGTCAGGCAATATCTCGGCGTGTACTAGCACCTCAATGTCCTTAACCACACCGGTGATAGGCTCTGCTACTGGTACAAGCCTAAACACCACCGGTAACCAAACAATTACCGGCACGGGTAAGCAAGGTTACGCTACAGGCTCGGGCGGCGCGGTCGTTCAAGCAACAAGCAAAGCAACAGGCGTCACGCTAAATACGTCTAATGGCCAGATCACAATGGTCAACTCAGCACTTGCGGGGACTACAATTGTTTCGTTTACGCTTACTAACAGCGTAATTGAGGCGGGCGACATTATTGTAATGAACCATATTTCAGGCGGCACGTTGGGTGCATATGCGTTTAACGCATCAACGGCTGCGGGATCAGCATCCATTAACGTCAGCAACTTAACTACCGGCTCACTATCTGAAGCTATTGTGCTTCGTTTTGCGGTTATCAAGGTTGTGAGTGCTTAATGCAAACGCCTATCCTCGGCAGCGCTTATGTTGCTCGCAGCGTAAACGCTGCGGACAACCGAATGGTGAATTTGTTTCCCGAAATGATCCCCGAGGGCGGGCAAACACCTGCGTTTTTAAATAGGGCGCCAGGGCTAAAGTTTTTGCAGACGGTCGGCACCGGCCCCATCCGTGGGCTGTGGGCGCACCAGACTAACGGTTCAAACTTTTTTGTTGCTTCCGGTCAAGAGTTTTACAAACTTGATGGTTTAACCGGTACACCTACGCTATTAGGCGCTATAGCAGGATCAGGGCAAGTATCCATTGCGGACAACGGCACTCAGTTGTTTATTGCGTGTAATCCACGATCGTTTATCTATAACGAAGTCACAAATCAGTTTGCCGAAATTACCGACCCTGACTTCCCTGGCGCGGTGACGGTGGGTTACCTTGACGGTTACTTTGTTTTTAACCAGCCAAATAGCCAATTGATTTGGGTAACTCAATTGCTCGACGGCACACAAGTTGATCCGTTATCTTTTGCAAGTGCTGAAGGATCACCCGACGGGTTGGTTGGACTTAACGTCAACCACCGTGAGGCGTGGCTTTTTGGTACGGACTCAGTCGAGGTTTGGTACAACGCGGGGTTGCCTGACTTTCCGCTAACACGCATCCAAGGTGCGTTTAACGAGATTGGTTGCGCCGCAGCATTTTCCATTGCCAAACTAGACAACGGATTGTTTTGGCTCGGGCAAGATGCGCGCGGCCACGGTATTATTTACCGCTCGCAAGGCTACACAGGTGTG